ATATCTATGAAATCCATATTAAGTGTTTTTACATATTGGAATTTATGACCAAATCGATTGTTTTGCTCAAGAGCAGAATACTGAACAATATCATATTGGTCATTTACTTTTCGAATATGAGAATCTTTCTGAACACTTTTGATTGGAACATCTGTTTCGCCAGCTTCTAATTTTTTGTAATCTTCTGGTAAACAAACTTGATGAACAGTCATTGTGCGAGGTTGTTGTTCTTCTAATGAATGTTGATCTTCCAATGGATGTTGTTCTTCCAATGGATGTTGTTCTTCTAATTGATTACTACCACCTAGTTGGCCTTGTTGGGCTATTTGTTCTTGTAAACCAAGATAAATATGGTCAACCCATTCGTTTCGTTCATAATCCAATACTTTAACTAAATCACCTTTGTGTAATTCAGTGTCTTGGTCCAAATAATAAAAATAATTTATAGGTAATGTAAATTTTAAATTAATATTTTTCTCCGATGGTGTGATTTTAATTATGTTACCCTGTTCATTTTTTACAATATCTCCATTCATTTTTTGTGGTTTTTTATTTTCTTCTAAACCAAATGGATTATTAATATCCAAACTTTGTTTGTTCACAATTGATGCTGGAACAAGAAATTTCTTTTTCGTATTCATAAATTTATCATCTCCTTTTGTTGGGTCAAACTCCATGCTATAAAAGGTATCTTCATTCATCGCTTGATCGGATGCCCATTTAAAAGCGGTATTGGTAAAAGTGTTAATGTCAGAATGTGAATACAATTCACTTTCTAACTTTCGACTTATTTGAGCAATATTTTGTAAAAGCAATTGCTCTCGGTGTTCTTTTAATATTTTAAGATTGCTGTGAACATTATTACATCCTTTAATACAACCATGTTCTCCATCACCTTGGAGATTAATTCTAGTTATAATGTCATCACTTAGAATTTTATTCATTTCATTTTCACTTAAATCATAATATTTTGATATTGCCTTGTCATTTAATAATGATTTCTTGTCTTTGTTTTTGTCTTTTTTATTCTCTTTGGAATTTTCTTTCAATTCTTTTTCTAATTCTTCCAATCGTTTTTGTCGACTGTCTTTCTGTTGAACAGGTAAATTTGTAACTAAATTCTCTTCTGCTTTTTCCAGTTTTTTTCGAAGATGCATACAATGATTTAAAATTTCATCAGCATAATATTCATTTCCAGTTTCATCATCTTTTTTCACCTCCATTAAAAAGAATCCATTGTCATTTGGCTCAAAATGTCCTTTTTCTCCATTTTCACCAGGCACATATTTCGTCACAAATTCATTGGCATTGATTTCCAAATGTTTCACCATATTTTTTAAAATCATTCCTCCAATTTCCATTTTTGTTGGTAAAGGCATATTGATACGTTGTTTAAAACGTCGTAGAACCGCACCATCTAGTTTCCATGGATAATTAGTGGCACCCATTACCAATACATTTGGTATTGGTTCTACACCATCCATCTGTTGTAATAATGTGTTTACTGAATTTGTCATATTAGCACCTCCTTCACCAGTACGTTTTCCCGCAATTGCCTCAATTTCATCAATAAATAAAATACAAATTACACGTTTATAAGGATATGGATTACCATTTTCATCCTTTCGACCAGAATCCGCCAATTTTTGTAATTCAAATTCGTGTTTACATGCTTCGCGAGACGCACATTGAAAATGAGCTTTGATACGTTTTTCCGTTTCACCTACATATTTTCCTTTTAATTCTGCTCCTGTTGGTGCTAAAAATTTAATTGTTACATTTGGTAGGGCAGCTTTTAATTCATTAATGGCTGCTTTGACAATGAATGTTTTACCTGTACCTGGTGGACCATATAATAAAATACCCTTGTCTTTACTTTTATATAAATTTGGATATTGATATGGAAAGATCATGGTTTCTCGTAATTTTTTCTTAATAATTTTACTTCCCACAATATCTTTGAACATTATATGTTTAATTTTCAAATTAAAATCCACTTCAGAACAACTAACTTTATCATCATTGTCATCTTTATTACCAGGAGCACTCGATCCAGAAGATGATCCGGATGTTGATGATGCTCGTCGTCCGCTAGATTTTTGTGATTTCAATTCCAATTGGATTTGTTTAGTTTCATTTAAAATTGTTTTTAAAATTTGCTCTAAATTTCCTTTACAAGTTCGAATATCTTTACAAACTGTCAAATCATAGGATTCATTTGGTAATTTTTCCAAATTGGAATATTCATTTTTAATAGAATCTTTGGTTATATAATCCAATTCACTTCCAATAATTTCAATTGCCTTGTTTAAATTATTCGCTGCCAATAATAAATTCGCTAAAACACCATCAATTTCTCGATAATTACGATATGTTTTGGATTTGGAATAAAAAATCATGGCATCGTTAACTAAACCATTAACGATTTTAGATAAACTTATTTTTTCATGATTCATTTATAATATAGTGAAATATTTATTTATTAAAAATACCACAAAATAATTTGTAATAAATAAATTTACATCCAGAAAAGTAAAAAAAAATGACTTTAATTCGATCTATAATTCTCCAATACCACTCTGTTTTTTTTTAAAGCCAATTCATAATTTAAATCCAACTCTTCCAAGTGTTTGGTAAATTCTCCTAATTGTGTGACAAAGTTGTTATTTTTTCCAAATAATTGAGCACGTTCCAATAAAACTTGTCGTTTAAATTTAATATTGTGCATTTTTTTTTTGTATAACTGTGTAATTCTTTGTTGACGTAATTCAATGCGACTCAACAAATACATAAATTCATATGGATTTCGAACAATAATATGATAAGTATCCAATTCATCTTCATTCACTAATAAATAATAGTAAACATGCTCATGTTCCAATATTTTCCATCTGGCAGTGCGATTTTCAAATGTAATGTCAACATATTGTTCTTCTTTTCCTCCTTCTTTGTCAATTTCTGTAAATTCTGGTTTATCAATATAATTTCGTGCTTGTAATCGTGTCCGTAATTTTAAGGGTTTTTGTTTATTTGTATAACCACCACCACGCTGAACCGTTTTGGATGATCCTTTTCCTTTTTCTTCAGTTTCTTCGGTTTCTTCGGTTCCAACGCTATAATACAAGTTATTATGATGAGGTCGATCAACATGAACACCAGAAAAATGATCACTACCATCAGATACTAAATTAAGTTCTGGATTATTTATAAAATGAGCATCCAATTGTTCTCGAACGGAATCTTCCATAATTCGTCGTGTCCGTGTATCATACGCTTCTATGTGTAAGTTATATTGATGTTCCTTTCCTAATTTATATTCTTCACCATCTTTGATATTTATTTTACCATCCATTGCATCAATTGGTTGTAACCAAATTCCATTACCAATCATTCGATATCCATTTCTCATCAAATGATTATATGATGTCTCATCGTGCGAAATTTTAGTTTTAAATTGATCTAATTTATCAACATTGGATAATTTTGTCATAAAATCCTTTTTCACCCCATTTTCCATCATAATTGTTAATTCAACCTCGGAACCTGTGTCATGAATAGAATCTATATTTTTCACTGTAATTGTATAATCACCATTTTCCTCTAGGAATGTATCCAAATTAAATATTGTATTTGTTTCATCATTATGTATAAATGTCTCGTCTAAATTTAAAATTTCAACTGAATCACCAATATCAATACCAGTAAATCCCTGCTCATAAACCCTGATGTTTGAATTTTCACGTTTGGCAAACATTCGACGCGTTTCTCGTAATATTTCCAATTGTTTATCATCTTCTTCAACTAATAAATCCATATAATCTCGTACATTTTTTGCTGTTTCACCGATTCCATCAAATGCGAATCCAACCAATTTTTCAAAATCATATCCTAATAAATAACCACCTCCGAAATAAATTGCCATTAGTCCTGCCAATCCGGCTGCAACACCCGCGAAAATACCACTACCAATAAAGAATGCCGTACCAGCAAGTGTGGCGAAAATAGTTCCAATAATATTTTTTGCTTCTTGTGCTGTTTCTCCATTCATGGATAACGACATTTGTACGAATTTCTGACCAATATAATCAGATACATCACGCACTGCTGTATCAAATGATCTTAACAACAATAAAAACGCAATTTTCAAATGATTACCAGCATGTTCGATTGCTGTCATAATACCTTCATACGCAATTCCCAGTTCATGAATTATTCCATTGAATTTTCTCTGTATATCTGCCATTGCAAACGGATTAAATCCAGTCGTTAATACAGATCCCAATAAACTAATTGTTGATCCAATTAGTCCAAACAGTTTTTGAAATGGCGCAAAATTATTACTTAATTGACCAAGTTGCGACGCAATATCTAGAACAAACGAAATTGATGTAATCATCATCATATACGCACTATTTTTCATTTTTTCATATTTTATGTCGAGCAATAAATCATTTTTTTTTTTGGGATCATTCAAATAATCCGTAAAATCAACACCATATTTTTTACGTAATCGTTCTATTAAATCAGATTTTTTGTCTGCTGGCATTTCCTGATTCAAAGTTTCCATTTTTCGGAATTCATCACCTAACTCCAGGAACGCCTTTGATATATCACAAGGAACACTTGAATTTGGATCACAATAATGAGAGTATTGCGAATAAGAATCATCTAATAAATTATAGTTCTTTACATCATCAACCAATCGACCAAACATTACATCATCATATGTCAAGATGGATTTAATTATATTGCCATCTTCATCTTTTATGTCCTCTTTGTGATCGAGTCGTTTCATACCATTTCTTTGTAATATTTTATTGATGACACGTTTCTGATTGTCCGACAGATCTGTTAATTTAATATTAAAAATATTTTGTGTGCGAATTACCCGTCGTTCTTCATCTGATAGATTACCCAATTCACTTTCTTCTTTTCGAAATAATACAAAGGCAGATTCCAATTCGATCAAAGCTCCATCAACATCACAACCTTCACTTGAACTTTTATCACATAATTTACGTAATTCAGTCATTCTCTCATTCTCAGCAGACGAAGTATGAGCACTACCTCGGATAATTGAATTTAATATCTTGTTATTCCCTTGATCATTCAGATTATGAAGAACTTCTGTAAAAGTGGAAGAAGAAGCAATTGTCGCCAATGCGTCTGAAATTTCCGTCATAGTTTGTCCAGCTTTTTCCAAATTTTCAGCAATCTCATCTGGTTTCATATTAAAAATATTTCCTATGTTGGAAACTGTTTTGATAGCATCATTATAAACACTTCCCAAATCAATATGTGTTAAAGCCCCATCGACCAGAGATTCAATATATGGAGCTTGCATAATTGCTTTTTTAATCATTTCATATCCATTGGTAAACATATTTGAAACATGTTGGAGCATTTTAATTCCCTCACCAAGTTTATCATGTATCCAGTCAAATGTATTATTTATATGTTGAGTCGCTTCATAGGCGGTTTTGGCTTGTGAAAATAATGGATTATTATTTAATGTATCCATGAATTTGGCACTTGCTTTCTCAGATAAACCTCTGGTTATTTGCTTAATGAAATCTGGATTTGATTTTATTGCTTGTTCGATTAATTTACCACTTAATGATGAGAGAATCTCACCACCACCAGCAACACCCGATAAATTCTTAATAGTTCCACCTGCTATTTTTTCACCTATTTTTAACATAATTTGTTCTAAACTTTTATCCATAAATTTTCGCAATGCTTCTCCCGCTTTCACCGATTTGCCACTTATAACATTTATTGTGCGATAACTAATGTCACCTTTAATTGCTGCTTCAAATGAACCCAACTGACGAAGACCTACATATCCAGTGGCAGTATTAAATCCCGTGGCAATTTTTGTTACTCCATCAATAATACCTGGTCGCTGCTCTTGTTGCTGCCGTTGTTGCTCTTGTCTCCGTTGTTGTTCTTGTATAGCTTGTTCATATTCATCTTGTTTGGCTCTGAAACCAGTTAATTCCTCCCGAATATCATCAGTCATATGTGACAGTAAAAAATCCGCGGTTGTTGCCGTATTACCCATACCAGCATCGTCAATAATCGTTTTTCGCTTCATTGTTCCACTATCCTGCCGTAATTGAGCAATATGATCAATATTAATTGGTTGTGAATATTCATGTCCTTCGATATAAACTGATGGAATTTTGTGAATTGTGGCCGATGTTCTCGTTGTTCTCCCAGTTGTTGTTCCGGTTTGTGCTAAATTTGATTTTATAGTTTTAAATTGATTTATTTGTTGTTGTGTAAATGGATTACCGTCACTATCAACTAATCTTCTGATTGTCGGTTTAGGTGGAAGTACAAAACTAGGATCAGGTTGAGTGGAACTTTGGTCCTTATCATTGGATGATGATTTATCATTATTATGATATCGCTGCGCATTTTTGTACTGTTCTTGTTTTCCTTCTTTTCCTTCTTTTCCTTGTTGTCCTTGTTGTCCGTGTTGTCCATATGTGCGTTTTGATCGACCAACCATGCGCTGTGTAACGTGTAATGTTTGAACCGCTGTCACGGTTGTCTGTTGTAATGCCACTACAGATTGTAAAGTTGTTCCTAACATATTGCCTGTCTTAGCCAATGATTCAATTCGATTCATTAATCCAGCAGTTAAATATGCCTGGGCCGCTTGGATTGCCATTTCCACTGCTGATTCAACCACAACATTTTGTAGGGAATCCATACGACAATCAGCACTATCATTTCCAATACAAAATTTCATTCGATCTTCTAAATGACCATCCAAATCATCATATGATTCATTGATTTGAGCTTCCAATTCCTGTTTCTCCATTTTTGTTAAATGTCTTCCATTCAATTCCAAAGTTTTGGAATCATATCGTTTAACAAGTGCTTTAATATCTGCGGCTCTTATTCCCTGTTTCATGGTTTGAGCCATAAGCGTCATGTTTTCCAACACATATTTTAATTCATTATCCAATAACAATTTTGTTAATTCATTTTCAAGCGCCAATTTATCTTTCTTGTCATATGTTTTATTCGCACGTTTTGATAATTCGAATAATTTTTTAAATTGTTTTTGTTGTTCTGGTGTTAAACCAGATTTATGTAATTGTCGCATCAAATGTTTATTATCATTACCCAATAACAAAATTAGATCCTCTGTCAATACATCTTTTATTTGTTGATCACTCAAACTTAAACTTGCTCCTTCCACTTTTTCTCCTTCTGGTGTTTGGTGTACTGGTTCGTAAAATGGATTTTGATTTTGATTTCCAAATAAATTTCCAGCATCAGATGTTATATCTAAATTGCTCAATGTGTCCAGAGTAATTGGTAAAGCCGAAAGTATTCGCTTTATCTCATCTTTACTAAATTTTTCAGATTGTAGACCTTTCTCAACCATTGTTTCTATGAAATCTAATTCAGCCTGAAGATCTAAATTACCTATTTTTATTTGACCATTCGCAATAAGTATCGTTAATAATTCTTTTTTCGTGTTGGCCTGTTCCAATAATTTTCCATATTTCTCAACATGTTTTTTATCCGCGTCAGACAATTCTTTTCCCTCTTTTTGAACTGGAGGCGCATTTAAATCTCGATTAATCGGAATACCATGAAAAAGATTTATATTACTAAATAACATATCAATGACAGTCTGGTCCAGACCATAATACTGTCCCATTGTATCTTGTAATAATATTCGAATATCATCACCTACACCATTTATATCATTTTGTGTATTTTCTGCAAAGAATGTTTCCACTTTTGAAAATTCTAATTTTAAATCTTTCATAAATTGAAAAAATCGGTCATCCATTTCATTCGCACCAATACCTGGTTTGGAAGTAATATATGCTTTAAATTCATTAATTAATGTTTGAATTTTTGTTTTTCCGGGCTCTGATTCATCCGTTCCATGCATAAATTCATTTAATGAATCAATATTTTCAGTGTGAGTCTGAATGCGTTTATCCAATTCATCAATTCGATCATTTAATTTTTGAATCGAATCTTGGTATTGCGCAATTCGTGGATCATTTGAATTTTGTCCTAATTCACGTCCTAAAATACGTAAATGTTTTCGTTGTGTATCAACCGTTTGTTGTAATGTCTCGGAATATTGCCTTAAAGCCATTATTTTTGCTTCATTTGTTCCAATTAACTTCCCAAT